TAACGCTTCATCGCGAACGCGAAGAGGCTCTTATCGCTCAGGTCTCCAACCCCCTCCCCACGATTGCTCGCGGCGGCGGTCTTGGTCGAGAGCGACGGTGGTAGCTTGGTCATGGAGGGTCTTGTGGCAGCAGAGGCTTGAACCTTCTCCAGCAAAGCAGCCTGGAAGGCCGGATCGGCCATTTTGGCCTCGAGTTGCTTGTCGAACCAAGCAGCAGGGTCGTCGCCGACCGAGGATAACACTGACTGGTTCTTATGCCAGCGTACAACCGCATCGTAGCGGTTGGGTGCTTGCACGACCCGCTCGTAGTCCGCGGGGTCGAGCGACTCTTCCGAGCGGGCCTTCAAGAAGGCCTGTTCGGCAGCATCCACCTTGTCCTGTCCGTGCGTTGCAGAGGCAACCATCTTGCCCATAGCCATCAGATTACGTCGAGTCTCCTCGGCGTAGGGCTGAAGCGTGCGCAAGATGAGCATCTGCGTAGCTTGGTCGGGGTTCTCGAAGAAGTCAGGTTGCTTCTGGTTCTGCTGCATATGCGCAGCAATCTCATTCAAGCGCTGTTCCAGCGCCTGTGCCCTAACCTCAGCTTGCCGACGACCCTCAGCCTCCTCGCGAAGGCGCCACGAGGGGATATGCTCCTCTGGTGGCACCGGCGGAGGAGCCGGAGGCTCTGGTGGAGAAGCTACTGCTTCTGAAGTCTCTGGCGCGGGCGCCTCGGGTTCTGGAGCAGCGGCTTGCTCAAACAACTCTTGCTGCAGTTTCTCTTCGTCTGCCATCTTACTCTCCATGATGGGACTATCGTTCCCATCCAACGTAGACAAGTTGTCGCACTTGCCGAGCGTATCCCGTATCGTGGGACCTACGAAATCACCTGCGGCGGTAGTCGCCGCTACGCAGCGAGTCTATGCCGCCCTTGCGCTTTGGCGCAATGTTCGCCCCACTGTTGCGCGCTGTATTCAGCGCGGCAGCGACCGCTTGTCGCTGTGGATGACCAGCGGCAACCATCTCCTTGATGTTCGAAGAAATGGTCTGCTGAGATATTCCCTTCTTGAGTGGCATCAGTCTGTCCTCAGTGCTCGCATTATTGCCGCTAGTGCGGCCTCAGCTGCTGGATCTGGTCTACTTCGGGCAGCTTGTATAGCTGCTGCCTGTTCTCTAAACTGCTGTGACTGCATACTGGTTGGATCTCGTGCTCGTGCGCGAGCCATCATATTCTCCAAAGACCAGTAACCAGGCTGCTGTTCAGCCGCGCGTTCCGCCTGCAGTTGTGCTATCCGTGCAGATTCTGCTTCCGACATATTCTGCGGCCTCGGGCGTGGTCCCTGTCCACGTACCACAGGAGGCGCATCGGCCATATAAGCCTGCATTTGTTCTGGCGTAAACTGCGGTATACGCATCCTGGCATTGCTGCCTGTTTCCGGATTAAGCATTCGCTCAACAGCATCGGACCCCGGCGCAGCGCGCGCCCCGGAAATCCTGTATCCAGATACTGTCTCGGCGGTAGGATACTCGTTCCTCAGACCCATCATCAGCGACCTTATGTCTCTTGGTCCTATGGCCTGCGAGGCCATATTGGTCTGCCTAGCAAGATTATACACATCAAGAGGTGTTCGTTGATTGGTTCTAATATTCTCCACATAAACATCTGGATATTTATAAACAGAGGTTCTCATATGCCCGACGCTCTTACCAGTCTGATCCAACAGACCAAATCCGTGCATTAAAGGCTCACCCGTATTCCCTTCAAATCTTTTTAGATATAGCGCCGCCAGCAAGTTGGGGTCCATCTTCCCACGCAGCGCCATTGGGAAGCTGGCCATTGGCCCAAGCATCGCAGTCTCGAGCGCAGGTCCAGGATCGTACATGTCTCCAGTTCGCTGTAGTTCGCCCGCGGCGCGCGTAGCACGCTCGGGCAACGTCGCAAGCGACTTTAATCCACTACCAATAGCACCCGCAATACCACGCATCGCAGGCTGCACGTCGCCAGGTCCAATGGCCCCTTGAGCCAGGAAGTCGGTCCAGTTAGGGGCCGACATATCCTCTATGGTACGTGCCTTTGGCACCTAGAACCTTCTCCCATAGGCCATTCCGGCCCCTATCGGAGGCATCTGCCGCCCTTGCGGCAGGCCCATCTGGCCCTGAGCCATCAGACCTGGAGGTCCGCCCGGAATAGGCATCTGGCCGCTAACGCCCTGCGGACCAATTTGCATTCCTGCTGGCGGTCCACCCATAGGTGCCGGCATTGCGCCAGGGGGTGCGCCGGGGCTCATAGGCACCGCACCGGGAGGCCCCATCAGCTGTGGTGGAACGCCCTGTGGACGGTTGGCCATAGTAGCCTGATACGCCTTCAACAGGCCGCTAAGTGGCCCCTGTATTGGAGCACCAGCAGCGCGCGGGGCCTGGCCTTGAGCCAGGCTGTCGCCGTAGCCTCCACCGAACAGTGAACTAAGGTCGTTTGGCATTCTTACCTCCTGTTGGCCCTTTGGGCTGCTGCTGCATTCGTTGCCGATGCTGTTCCTCGCCCTGACGCAGCGTTTGTGCGTTCTTGACAGCGTTCATCTGCAAGTCCTGCTGGGACTTAGCTCGGTTCACCATCAGTTCATGCTGCGACCGCTCCCGATCGGCCTGCATTTTCATAAACTCGGTATGTATCTTTACCTGACTTTTTTCGCGTTCCGACTGCACCTTTTGTGCAGTCTCTGCTTGCTTCAGTTGGAACTCTCGCTCTTTCATTTGAGCGTCCATCTGGCGTTCCATGACTCCGTGCGCGCCGCCCTGTGCAGCTTCCTGGGCGTTCGCCAGGTTCAACTGAACCTTAGACTTGGTCTCGTCGACCTTTGCACTCTCGGCCGCTAGTGCGACCTGTTTAGCTTGCTCTTGCATTGGATCGGGCTTCTCGAGGATGGCGAGGAGCTTCCGCTTGACGCTGGCTTGCAGTGGGGCAAGCTCGAGTAGTATTTGCGGCGGGATGTTCGCGCCCTGCGCCGTAAGCGCCACGAGTGTGTCATAGGCATCAGCCATCATGTTGATTTCGTCTGGACCCTCATCGAGCGTGAAATTGACATCCAACTGCCCTACGGCATTGACCATCCTCGGGAAACCCGTAGCGGGATCGATGCCGACGCCGTTTACCTGAACGAACTGGTCGAGACCCTCCACGTCTGTGACTCTAATCCAACGCTCTGCAGTCCAATAGCGCTGAACAGCGCTCCAGATGGCACGATAGAGACGAAGTTTCCAGTGCTTGACGACCACAACAAATGGGCCAAGTTCGGCAACACCGGCCTGCTGCAACAAATTAATAGCTCTTCCAGACTTGTACTCGAGTCCCTGTCCAATGAGAGCAGGGTTAGGTCCGAAGTTCTCGATTTCATTTTTTGCATCCTCAAGAAACTTCAATTGACCCTCGATGTTCGCGATCCGAGCCTGATCGTCGAACTCCATCTCGAAGCCCTTATTATAAATCACTACGCCATCAGGTCGAATAGCCTCGCGCCGCGTGATCTCAATATCAGTGAATGCACCGTCCTCAGCCTTGATACGCCGTGACATCAGTTCATGTAGACCCTTTGAGCGCCTTTGATTGATCTCATCCTGTGACGAACGCAGGTTTCGCACGAAACCGTAGCGATCTCCGTCGTGGTCAATAAAGCTTGAGAACATAAGAAACTTGCAAATCTGTTCATTCTTCTCGTTAAAGAAGTAACCCTTGCCTTCATCGAGCTTCACTGACCCAGTAAACAGTGCCCAACACCAGCCGCCCTTATGCTTATACCAGATCTCTACCACACGGAGGCGTTTGTACTCTTTGTTGACATCGAACCAGCGTCGATCTCTGTCGGGGCTCGAGGGTCATATCAAGGCCCGCGCCAGCGCCTGTTACAGAGGCCTCAAGCTCATCTTTCTTGTCTGGAGCCATGTCGACAGCGTCTTCGACATCGAGCCACTTACCAACGCCCAAATAGCGCGCGTCGGCGAAATCGTGCTTGTACGAGCGCGGATCGTAGAAGAAACTATCTGGCTCTACGACCTCGAACCCAATGTCAAAGTCACCCTTGTCGCCCTTAACGAGCTTCATCTCGATCCCACCTATACCATCCACAGCTCCATTCTGGATAGCAAATGGAAACGCAATCTCTCGCAATCCCGACTCTACTACATGGCGTACCACGGCAGTTGCCAACTCGGCCGCCTGTTCATCGGTCTGCCTTGGGTTCGACGGATAGGCTTTCGGGTCCTGCTTCAGCTTCTCCATCAGACCCATAATAGAGTCAACTTTACGTGCTATCCGGTTGTACGTGACAACTGGTTGCTTGCGCTTGTTGAATATCTCGACCTGCGCGGTTGTCCACTGAGCACCGTGACGGTAGCATCGAGAACTCTGTTGTTCCTCAATTTCCTCCTGCTTATCCCCAACATACTCCATGTACGCCCGCTTGCACTTCGCAAGTGACCAATAGTTCTTCTCGTCGTCTTCGGTCTCTTGCGAAGACGAGAACCTTCCAGGCCCCATCACGGACGAACTGTAAGTACCCATACTGGCTATGGCCATTAGCGTCGTCCTATCACAAGTCTACCCTCGCGCCGCGCTCGGCGTCTTCCGTAGTCTGAGTCTAGTGACCGACCGATCGGATAGTCGTAGGTTGGCACGACCTCGTGTGCCACGTGCAGTAGATTGCATGTAAGCGTACCTTCGCCCGCGAACACAGCGTTGAGTGGCTGCGCCCCGGCGAGATGCGTAAAAGGGTCAGCACGCAGATCCCCCTGCCCATCGAAGCGCGCGCTAAGCGAGTGTCGCTGTCTCACCTCGACGAGCATAGTACCCGTGCCGGTGAATGCTACCGCAAGAGCGGCAGTAACCCTGATATTGGCGCTCAGTGCTCCAACACCACCAAAGGTGGCTGACAGGCCCCGCTCGATACGCAGCGCCACAGACATGCTGCCGAGGCCACCGAAGGTCGCGTTCAGCGCCTGTGCACCCTTCCGTATATCGGCGGTAAGCACCCCGACGCCACCATAGGTGGCCTGCAAGGCCATATTCTGGCGCAACGTGGCACTGAGCGCCCCAATACCATCAAGCTCGGTCGGGAACGACCAGATAGTGCCCGAGGCTGTAACCCGAGTCAAATCCGCAAATATATCACCTTCGCCGACAAAGCTGGCCGAGAGTAGCATCTGCTGCGTCAGCGACGCTGAAAGCGTTCCGGTTCCAGCAAAGCTAGCTGTGACTCTAATAGTCCTGCTAATACTGGCACTCAGCGCCCCAACACCAGCAAGAGAGGATTGGAGGGCCATGGCCTGCTGTATCGAGGCGCTGAGCGACCCCTGGCCACCAAAGGTAGCCGTAAGGAAGATAATCCTCTGTAAATCAGCACTAAGCGTGCCAGTGCCGTTGAAGGTTGCAGCAAGCTGCAATGCACCTTTGCGCGTATCGGCGCTCAGCGCCCCCGTGCCGTTGAGCACCGCGCTGAGCGCGTGCGATTGACCTACGGTGGCGCTCAGGCTTCCAACACCCGAAAGGGTGCTCGAGACCTGGAGTGCAGCCTTTTGAGCATCAACACTCAACGAGCCCGCGCCCGCGAACACAGAGGCCACCAAGAACCTCTGGCTCAGCGTGGCGGTAAGGGCGCCAGCACCACCGTAGGACGCTGAAAGGGCCATCCGTTGCCGAAGCTCGGCAACGAGCGTCCCTGATCCAGTAAACTGGGCCTGGAAGTCCCAATTATTGACTATGCCTGGAACATCGGCCGAGGCACTAAGGGCGCCTACGCCCTGGAATAGGGCGTTAAGGGCCATATTCTGGGCTATTGGAACCGATAGTCCGCCAACACCACTGTAGGTGGCTCGCAAGGGCAGCACGAGCCCCAAGACGGCGGTCAAGGAGCCTGTGCCACTGAGGGTAGCACTCAGTTGTATCGCACCCTTGCGAGCGTCGACAGATAGTGAGCCCACGCCACTTAGCGTGGCGTCAAGGTCCATATTCTGCCGCATCGTGGCGCTGAGCGACCCAGCACCAGAGAACGTGGCGCTCAGTGCCAGCGCGGCCTTACGTACGTCTGCACTCAGCGAGCCAACACCGTTGAAGGCGGCACTGAGCGCCATCGCCAGATCAAGATCGGCGCTGAGCGCGCCCGCGCCCGCGAAGGTCGCTGAAAGCAACTTAGTCTTCTGGAGATCGGCACTCAGGGCGCCAGCGCCACTGAAAAGGGCTGCTAGATCGTGGGCTACACCGCTCGGTCCAGAGACATGTGTCAAATCACCACTGAGCACACCCACTCCACCAAAGATGGCATCAACGTCCATCCGCTGGCGCAGCTCAACATCAAGCTCGCCGAGGCCGCTGAAGGTAGCTGAGATGGTGATCGCGGCCTTGCGCATGTCGGCGCTCAGTGCCCCAATACCACCAAAAGTGGCATCAAGGTCCATCTTCTGTCGCATCGCGACAGTCAACGAGCCCGCCCCAGCAAAGCTGGCGGCGAGGTCTTTGGCACCCTTGCGCAGATCGGCGCTCATTGCGCCCAAGCCGCCGAAGCTCGCTGCCAACAACTTGGTCTTCTGCAGGTTGGCGCTGAGCGCGCCGACACCGGCGAAGCTGGCATTGAACTGGTGCGCCACCGCTGGCTGCACGAAGACAGCAGTCAGCGTGCCAACACCGGCGAAGGGGCCTTCGAGCCAGTCGGTGTCAGTTGTCTGCTTGTAGCTGGTGAGCGTGCTGCCTTTCTCGACCTGGGCACCCCAGATCAGCAGACTATTGCCGATCGCCAGGGTGTTGGCGTTACCATCAGCCTGAGCGATACGCAGGCGGATTGCGCCGCCGAAGCATGTTGGTGGCGACAGGTTCCAGCTGCAGCGCCACCAGCCATTACCGGCATCGACGATGCTGGTGGTCGAGCCAGCATCGTCGGTCGAGCCAGCAACACCGTTGACAATATCCCAATAGGCAAAGTTGCCCGAGTTGGACATCGAGAACCAACCGGGGCCGGAATTCTGCTTGACGTAGATACTATAGACCTGGGTATCGGCGCGCGAGCTTGGCTCAGTCCAGCCTTGCTGCAGCAGCAAGGCAGAGGCGCTAGAGGTCGTGGATGTAAGCAGCTGTGCTGTATTGGTACCATCCGGCGCGGTGCCAGAACTGCCAGCTATGGTGGCGTCGAACGCGGTCCAGGGAAAGCCGTGATCGAAGTCCTGTGACCACATCAGTGCATTCTTGACGCGGCCAAGATGATATTTGGTCCACAGTTTGACGTTGGTGACGAAAGCGACAGTCTCGGTGATGGTGACGAAGCTATCACCGGCGGCGCCGCTGGTCGGACCATCGTAGCTGATGGTGTTAGTGCCGGCCGCCATCGTGCCACCGACATTGGTGGCGTAGATGCGGATGACCAGCGATCGTACTCGGCGAAGACCATCGCGCTCGGCGTGAAGGTCCAGTCCTGGGCGGCATCGGCGGTGCCCAGCTCGACGCCGTCATCGAACGGCCCGAGGCTATCTTCATCGCCATTGACCTTGCGCTTGTAGAGCCGAATGCGCAGCCCGACGTTGTTATTCATCGAGCTTTCGAGGCCGCGCACGCGCACGGTCACCAGGCCGCTGAGCGTGAAGCCGCCGGCCGGCGTGTAGCCGCTGATCCACTCGATGAGCGCGCCGCCAGCGGTCTTGGTCCACTGGATATTGGTGCCTGACGCGGTCGAGTTGACGACGGCAGTAGTCGAGGCGCCGCCACGCGTAGTCAACGCATCGCGATAGGCAACGCCTCCGGTCTGGCCTTCGGAGCCGCCAACAACGGTGCCGACCGAGCTAAGCTGGTTTGTCGTGCTGTCGCGTAAATATAGAGTTGTGGCCATCAGTAGTCCCAGCCATCTTGGTTCCAGCTGGCCCGGTACCAGACCCCGAGCCGCCGAAACCTATAGCCCTTAGCGACGAACCAGAGCCGCTTCCAAAGCGGACTTTCCACTGTATCGACCCATTTCTCGAGTCGGCGCACCCGCGCCGCAAGCGCGAGAAAGCGAGCCTCGTCGGGCTCGATCATGCCAGTGAACAGATCAGGCCGCCTACTGCGATCACAACGGTGTCGCCGCTGAGCGGCGTACGCACCACCAGCGGAGTCCCGTACCACCACAGATTTCCACCGGCAATCGAGACGCTATCACTGATGATCAGGCCCGAAACCACGCGCGAACTGACAAAGTTCGGAGAGCCGAACGTCATCGCGGCGGCGTTGCTGCAAGAGCCTGCGGGCGAAGCCGCCGCACCCATGCTCAGACTTTGCCTGACATAGCCATCACCAGAGGTCATTTCGCTCATTGCAAGGCTGGTCGGGTTGCCAGTAGTCAGGCCCACGAACCGACTCGTCGGCGCTGTTGGAGGTGCACCAAAATTGTAGTCTAAGAAGTTCTTCGCAGCATAGGCACCTATATTAGCCATTTTCCAGTCTCCTTCTTTCGAGCTTCCAGAGGTCTTCGACACGTTCGCGATCTGCGAACATCACGTTGACGGCCTTGGCGCCGACAGTAGGAAACCGATCAATCGCCTGCTCGGGCGGGTAGTGCCTTGGTGGTTGGTTGCTTTCAAGGAGAAAGCAGTCGTAGCCGAGATCCTTCATAAAGGACCTCATAGTTTCCTCGCTACTTTCGAACGAGGGCAGCATCATGTAGTGGACCTCCGCGAGAACGCAGTTTACGCCCTTTCTCAGTATGTTCTCCGCCCCTCGGAGAACGTGCTCGTCCGCGCCCTCACAATCGACCTTGATAAAGTTAGGCTGTGGGTTCTTTATAAAGCTGTCGAGTGAGCGCGCCTCGACTTCATAGTTCTGAACTGATGGAAACAGCGGCAAAAACGAGCTATATCCGCTCAGAGCGGTCCGGTTGAACTTCACTAGGCAATCCGACGACCAAAGTGCCTCCCGACGACGCTCTACATTGACCATAAAGTCCGTATTTCGCTCCAAACGCTCGAAAACCTCTCGATCGGGCTCGAAAGCGAGTACAAGACCCCGTAAACCAACGAGGCGGG